CCACCTGCTTTTAACCAGTTGTTATAATGTGGGTTGTCCCAATTATCACTAATCTCATAAGAAGGAATTACAACCTCTTGGATGTATCTTCTATTTTCTTCAACAAGTTGTACTTTGGCATCTATCTGAGCACCCCACCAAACTGCTGCACCTACTTGTGCTGCTAAGAATGTGAGTAATGGGATTGGTAAATTTTTCATACTACCTCTGGGGTGTTTGTGTTCTATAATCTAATTGTGGTGCTTTTGTTGTAGGAACCACAGCACCTGTTGTTGTAGGTATCAATTGCTGAATCCTTGAATCTATATATGGTTGAAGTTCTGCCATCACTCTTTCCACTGTGGCATCTCTACGTTTCTCTGGTCCTTTATTAACCTTATCCATAACTTGATTACCACCAACAACACTGCTGGTTCCTACTGCAAGAACAGTAGCTCCTGCGACTAGTGTGTCTTTAAGTTCCATTAGATCAAGTCTTCTAACTTATATAGACTTATAAGTTCTAGATCTTGCCACTTCATAGCAGTATCTGCTTCACCATTCTCTTGACGATCTATAATTGATACGACACGATTAACTTTATATCCAGCATCTCTAATTCTTTTTACAGCTTCTATAGATGATCCACCTGTGGTAATTACATCTTCTAAGACTGTAACCAGAGAACCTTTAGGTAGTTCTGGTCCTTCTATCCATGCTCCTGTGCCATGACCCTTAGCTTTCTTACGAACAATCAGTCCACTAAGATTGATCTTATCTAAACCACATACAACTGTGACTCCAGATACTAATGGATCAGCACCTAATGTAAGACCACCCACTGCAACAGCATCTTCCTCTACATGTGACAATAACATCACACTAGCAAGTGTAAGACCTCTAGGGGTCAATACAACAGGCTTACAGTTAACATAATGTTCACTACTCTTACCAGAAGAAAGTTTAAAGTCACCCTTTTTATAGGCATACTTCTTCAAGAGTTCTAATAATTCATCCTTCATCTTTCATACCATATTCGATGACAACTTTTTTGTAAGTATTACCTTTACTATCAGTCACCTCATATCGTTGAGCAGTTCCACCTAACAATGATGTTATTGTCAGTAGTTCTGCTATCAATGTTCCTTCATCTTCAACCATCGAATTCCTCCTTAGTAATGTTCCACTCAGCATATAATCTTCTGGTACGTATACCATGCTGATTTAGTGTTGTTTGATCGTTACTCTGCCAGTGTCCCAAACGAACGCCTAATCTCACGTAACTCCTCAAAATTTTTCTGTTTAGTGCCTCCATCATATGCCCAAGCATAACCCTCCGTAATCATTTGTTCATTTAGTGAAACATCAGCATCGCCAATGTAGAGCCAACCAAGAAGCCTACCATACTTCCCAACGCCACCCTTAAGTTCAGTCCTAATAGTGAGTTCTTCATCACCTTTAATAGTTTCAGTAAGTTTATCCTTCATCCAATCCGTAGCATGGATTCCCAACTCCTTCTCTTCTAAATCTCTAGTTCTCTTCTCTGGAGTATCTACTCCTGCAATCCTTACCCGCTCTTTCTTGTATAAATCGAATCCAAGATCGATCAGAACATCTATCGTATCTCCGTCCAGTACTTTTACTATCTTTGTCACTCGGAAGTTGTAACAACTCTTCCGACTTGGGGGTGTCATTGCTCCCATCTTCTTGCTCCCATAGGTCTAGTGAGTTATTTAGCATCTCTTCTACTGGAGTTCTATTCTGCTCACTCTGATAGTTCCTCATGTCCTGAATCATCTGCCCCACGTTCAGGGGAGATGTGACTATGAACATTGTCGTTAGGATACCATTCATCGTACTTAAAAATCCAGTAAATTGTATATGATACAGCAAGTAATAGTATGAACACCATAATGTTCACACTGTGTACTACATCACTCATCATGATTGTGCTTTAACTTTCCAGACATCTCATATGCCTCCTTATTTCCACCATGACCGTGGGCAATACCCAACTCATGCATTTTAGCATGTTCATCAATAGGATCTCTCAATTCTTTCTTACCTCCTCCTACTGTAAGATACAATCCCCATCCAACTAAACCAAAAAGAACTAGACCAAAGAATAAAATAAATCCTTGATCAGGAGTAAGATTTAAATGATGGATCATAGGTTGTTTCTCCCATGTACCAGGTAAATTATACACTGAGGGTGTTGATAAAAAAATTAACCTTGCCATATCATATCAGGTAGTTGTGATTGTGGTGTTCTAAGCATGAAGCTTAAAAGAAAATAACATATAAACCAAGCAAAGTTTAAAATAATATTCTGTCTCCACAAGAACTTTCTCACTCTCATAGAAGTGAAGATCTCTGGTGGTTTCTTTTGCGCTCGGAATACTTGCTCAATAACAATAGAAATTATCAATCCTATTATTAAAGGAAGAAACCAGAAGTCTAAGAAATTAGATAGAAAAAATAAAAACTCTTTCATTGATTAGGTAGTTGTTCAAACATTATACCATAATATTTAACAGATACAACCCCCTTATAAGTATGCGGATATCTACACTAGTCTCTCTGTCTCCAATCATCAGACCGTTCATTATGAAACCAATCTACCACATCCTGTGGATCTCCAAAACCCCTACGATGATGAGTTGAATCGGGGTCTCCAATATTCAACTCATTCAGAAAAGACTCTGTTGGATCTGTCGTCATTCTTCTTGCAGTCTGTAACATACCTCTTGCTGCGGTATTTGCTTTTGCTAGTTTCTCTGCCCAGATCATGTCCTCTAAACTTACTTCAACTTCAGCAGCAATGTCTTTACATATTGCTGCCATCCTCAACCGATATTGAGTAGAAAGCATAAGGTTAATAAATGTGTACTATTATTTATGGTTATGTCTCAGACATATGCTTGTGCTGCAAGCCATGTTGATAAACTTAAACATGTTCCCATGATGGTGAGTCTACTCATCCACCACATGATTTCGTGTTTCATTATTGTTCCCTCAACACATAGTCAATAAAAAGAGGATGCTCCCTTAGTATAGGAACATCCTGCTTTGCATCTTGCATTGCTTCGTATGAATCTACAGCGTACTCACAAATTTCAAAGTGGTGCTGTTGTAAGTCATGATAACCTACAGTATAATGTTTCTGGGGCATGATTTTTCAATCCCATATGTGCTAATATTTATAGCACAGATTGAGTAATTTTGCCTAGTTCAGTGTGGACATCCTGACTCTGTTAGAGAACCTGAACAACTCCAACCACATCAGGTATCTCCATCATCAGTTTCTTTTCTATACCTTGCTTCAAAGTCATAGTACTCATAGCACATGTCTCACATGCACCACCTAATTTTACTTTAACGTATCCTGTTTCATATTCGATTTCATAAAGTTGAAGGTATCCACCATCAGCTTCAATATAGGGAATAAGTTCCTCTAATACTTTAAGTACATTTTCTTCTGTTAATTCCATATCCTTGTTAATTGACGTACATCAGTCACACCATAGAGTGCCTTACATTTCTGTTCAGCATCTTCTCTTAAGTTAGATACACAAAAAAATTCTACCTTCTTCAGACGATTAGAAGAGAGTAGAATCTGTGCTGACCATTTAACTTCACTCATAAAAGGATTGCTCCTATAACAAATCCTTTTACAAAACAAAGACAGAACATTTGGTAATTAGATAATCCCAACTTACCTTGAATCTTGAATGCCCATCTCTTATCCCACTCTTTAATAGTATATGCAATCTCCTTTACTTTTTTCATTAGATTAATCCCATCGGGTTACTACTAATTCTATAGAGTTATCATCCATCTCCCATTCTTCTTCTACTTGAAATCCCATCTTTTTAATTTGATTATGAACTGTCATACGAGCATATTGCTGTGTGACTTTATCAACAAACCTTTCAACTGGAATAGGTTGATTCCATGTCTCAAGATCTGCAACCAAATCATACTCACCTGATATAATATTAAAACGAAATCCTACATCCTTTCCAATAACAACTTCTGCTTCCACAGTTTCATGACCTATACCATGAGTGCCAGTAACATAAAGTTCTTGATCCTCCTTCACATCATACTGAAGAAGTTCTAATGCCTCAACTAACTCAGGCTTGTTCTTGATTCTTGTTTGTATTGTGCTGAAGTGTGACATTTTTGTTTTGATAAAATTCTGGTTTGAATTGACGAGTGTTCAAGATTCCAAGTGCATGTTCAAGTTTCTTGGTAACTTCTATACAGTTCCCAGACTCGACTCCATTCACATCTATACTCACTGCTCCATCTTGTCTGATAGAAAATTTAAGAGTTTGTTGTTCGGGCATAATTAAAACTGTTTGGGGTGTGTAACAACATCACCATGTATCTCACCGATATCATCTATGTGAGCATGATCTATATCAACATGCAAACCCTTTTCATAGAAGTCTGCAATTCTTTCTAGCGCATTTGCTATGCGTCCTAGTTCGTCACTCATAACCTAAAAAGATCCATTAATCTGATTATAACAGATCATTGAATCTTTTGCAACTACATCTTAAACTTTTCTTCAGAATCAGTGTCAGTACTGATCTTGATTGGTGCTTGTTCAATTCTAATTGTTTGAGTAGGACCAGTCTGAGATGCTTTTTCTATTAACAACTCAAGGTCTTTCTTGCTGATGCCACCACCTCCACCATTACCATTAACAGCATTACCATTCTTATCCATCTTCATAGTACCATCACCTTTCTTAGATGCAGTTTGAATTCCGAAGCTAGCTAAAACTCCTGTAAAAACTGAAGCTATAAAAGTTGGATCTATTTTTTGTTGTGGTACACCTGGTATGGCAACATAATTTAAAGTCAATATTCCACCCGACCAGGCAAGAACAGTAATGCGAACAAATGTACTAATGATTGCTGCTTGTTCGTCAGCATCAGGTAGTATAGCATCCTTTGCTTTCTGGAACAACCCTTTCTTTTCTTCTTTAGGTTCTTCTTCCAGAATCTCTTCTTCTTTTACTTCCTCTGCCATTCTAATAGAGCAACTACCCTATTTAGAATTGAGAAACTCCTAAACCACCAGATGGTATATTAGCTTGAGGTGTAGGAGCAGCAAGATCAGGAGCACCAACAGGCAAATCTCCACCTAGTCCACCACCTAGTCCACCTAAAGACCCAAGTGCTTTCTCAGTAACACTCTCTATGATGGCGTCTTTATTAACGTAAACGTAAGCACCAGTGCCAACAACGGCAACAGATACAGCAGTAGACGCAAGAGCAAGTACATTAATTATTTTCTGCATTGTATTACAGCAAGTAAGTTATTTATTATAATATGCATCGTAATATTTAACAACTCCTGATGATATCTTATGTCCTTTTGATATCCATTCATCTGCACATTCATATATTGATTTGTTCGAGTATTCTCCTTTCCCAAATTTTTTAAAAAGAATTTTTAAAACCTCTTGCCTTAATTTTGATTGATCCTCATCCATTAGAATCCTCCATCATATAAGACATCATGGTCATGAACATTGTAGTTGTCATTATGACACCAACTACAGTCATGAATACCATTTGATATATTTCAGTAAAATTAATCATATCAATCCTAAAGAACCTGCGGTCATTCCTACAGTCACAAAAAATCCAAACTCTACTAGATCTCTAGAGCCTGGTGGTAGTGACATTAATAAAACTGCTAATGGTATCATTGAAATACGAAAGATAAACCGTTTGAGTATGCAGTAATTGCTACTGCTGCTACGAAAATTAATTGATACATGCTTTTAGAATTAAAATAAGTACTCCGACCATCGCAAGACGGCCATTCCAACGTTCTGCATATCTCCAATAATGATGAGAAAAATCAATCATGCTCCTGATGGTGCGTATGCTGGAGTCATCTCTTCTTTAAAGATTCTGATTCCTTTACCACCTTCATCGTCATCATCGTCATCAAATCCACGTAGTAGTAGTTCCACCATTACAAGTGCTGCCATAGGATAAAAGATCCATAGGATTGCTTTCCATATCGGAAATGTATCTGCTGCTACTTGAAATTCACTCATTTATTTGGATATGCTGATAAGTTACGAGTAATTATTTAGTTATGTAAAGTTTTGGACTAGGTAATTATACCATAGATTGAGGCAGTTGCCAATGAAACTGCTAGCCATGGCAAATTTATCACTACTAACAGTTTCATTAGATCAGTTTTCCTGATCGTAAACAACTTACAACTCATTATACAAAACCTGGTATGATTTGACCTGATAGTGAATAGGAAACGATAAGTGCTCCACATCCAACGATTGCTGCGATGCCATTGATTCTCTCAGCAATTGAGAAATCTACTTTGTCTTCAGTTTTTTGTGTTTGTTTTGTCATTAGATAATACCAGGAATAAGGTTGCCAGTTGTTGCGTATGATGCACAGAGTACGATAAAGCCGATCATTGCTGCACGACCATTTGCTCTTAAAAAGATTTGTTTGTTGTTCATTAGAATATACCTGGGATGATTTGACCTGTGGTTGCATAAGCACCGAGTGCTGCGACAAAGCCTAGCATTGCCATCCAACCGTTAAATTTTTC